CTGGAGCAGCATAGTTTGAAAATCCTTGAGCATTGTCAACCAATGAAATATCTTCATTTGAATTTACAATAGTTTCAGATACTTGAAGACCAACTCTATATGTTGGTGAATTTGTATAAGCATCTAAAATAATTAAATCTTTAGCAACATTTACACAATATCCTCTTACAAAATAGATACCTTCATCAATCTTTGCTGCAGATCCAACAGAGCATGAACTTCTATCTAAAGGTGACAATACTCTAAATACATCTTGCCCAGAATAAAAAACAGTTTCTCCGACTGTAACTTCAGATTGTATTGATAATTCTTCCCCATTTTCAAATATTTCTGTGCTAAAATCACTATCTGATGATTTTAGATATTTTACGAATAGTAAAGTTGTTTTTCTAGTAGATTCTGCATCATCTTTAGATAATACATATTCTAATTTTGCTGTAACCCCAGTAACTTTACCCTTTAAAGTTAATCCAATTAAACTTGAAAAGTAAGATTCAACTGAAACTCCTTTATAAGTAGATTCAATCTCTACGCATGTAAATGTGCCATCATAAGCAAAATTTCCTGGAATTATTATTCCTCCATTGGAAAAAAATTTTTTTCCAAGTTTTTCAATTTGATTTTGTAAAGTCGATTGTAAATTATTTAACTCTCTGGTTTGTACAGTTACTCCAGGTTTAAATAAAATTTTATAGTAATCATTTTCTTCATTAAAATCATCATAATATGGATTAACATTTAAATTAGTGTTTTGGGGCATTTTAGAACTCTATAATAATTTTGATGTCTTCTCTTTGGTCTACTTGTCTTGTCACAGATGATCTATTATCCACATATAATATTTCACCACTCTTTGTATTTATATCTGGTTTTGATATGCCATTAATAAAATATTGACCCAAATATACTGCATTATATTGAGACCCATTTACATTTGAAATTGAATATGTATTAAAACTGGAATTTGAAGAGTTGTAAATTCTAATATTTGAATTGTCAAATTCTGAGAAATTATAACTTGAACTTGTAGTAATTCCAGCATATCCAGAATTTAAATATGGATCAAAAGATTTTAAGGATATTGTATTATAATATGTGTCAACATAATTTTCTCTTGGTTGAATATATTTAATAATAGTTACAGATGAGATCAACTGTTTACTTGTTAAAAATCCTTTTGCGTTTGATGTTGGTTGTTCAATTAACACATCTAAAGATTCTCCGGTAGCATTTCCACTTAATGCTAATCCATACAATCCAGAACCAGTAGTTCCAGTAAATAGTCCAGAACTACTTCCATAAGATTTCAAGTCTTTAATAATACCAACTCTGGAGAATTGATTTCCTATGATAAAATCAGGATCCGTAGAAGAATTTTCAATCCTGCTATAAACTAAAACTCTATATGCACCTAATTCTTTATATAGATCGTATCCATGACCCCCAGGAGGGGGAATGATTACATTAAAAATTGTTTTATTATTTGCATCATAAGAAGATACGACAGAATCTAAATCTAGAGTGGCATAAGTATATCCATAACCAGCAGTTAGTATAGTTACTTTGGATGGATATCCCTCAGTATCAAATTGAACTGCTGCGGTTGCTCCAGTTCCATCACCTTTAATATTACAAATTACTGAACTACTAATATTTAAATATTTTGTTGGTTTTTCAATTATTACTGCTCTAATTGAACCATCAATGGCACTATCTCTAACTTCTGAAATAGATGCATTTGTAGAAGTTAACCAATCATTTGGAACTGAAATATAATTTGTAGAATCAAATTTAATATAATCTCCTGGACTTACCGTATACAAGTATTTCCAAATATATCCATCTCCTCGATCTGTATATTCGTTTGGATCTGTGTGTATCGGTTTAGAAGTCGAAGGATTTCCTTTAAATGAATTTGCAGAAGATGCCCCATTATTGATACAAATATAAACTTTATATTCATCAGTAATTACATAATAATTTGCATCATATAAGGAAAGTAGTCCACTATTTTTTGCAGAATTGCTGGAACTATAATCATGCCTATACATATCATATCTAATTCCTGTCTTCCATTCTATTTTTGGAATGACACGAATAACATCAGAAGAAGAAATCCTCTTTACACCTAATATTGACTCTCTATAAGAGTTTAAATATGCAATATTATCTGTTGGATTTTGAATGTTTGAATCCCAATTTGTATAATAGGAATCACTATTTGGGAACCCTACAAAAATATAATAGTTTGTGCTACTGGGACTAGTCTCAGATCTTTTTATATCTGATATAAAATTATTACAATTTTGTAATTTCAAAAAATCTGTAATTATTGCTGCCATTTTTTACTCTATTTTACCTTATTTATTAAACTTTTCTCCAGATCTTTACCTGTATTGTTGTAGCAGAAGTATCATTTGTAGAACTTGTTGATAATCCAATCACACCAGAACCAATAGAAACAACCTTTATTTGATCTGTAAATGAAGAGTCCACGTAATCTAATAGATTAATCAAAGAAGTATTAATTCCAATAATATTTGTTCCAACTCCAACAAAAGATCCTGGAGCAGTTTTTATTAATTGATACGACTTATGTGTTGTTGCTATTGATACTCTTGATTTACTTACTCTTTCTCCTCCAATTATTAAATCAGATTTTTGTGGAGTGACATATACAGGTCTATACAAGGAAGAATTTTCAGATAATCCTTTTTTATCATAGATTTCAGTTCTTAACTTATCTGAAGATAAAATTCTCTTTACAGTTCTAGATAGTTGTGTTTCTGGTGTTTCTCTATCAGTTTTATATACTTGAACTTTATCCCCAATTTTTATAGGTTCTACAATATCGATATATTGACTATCTCCACTATATCCTTCATAAAAGTATAATTTTATTGAACTTCCTTCTGCTGGTGCTTCTTTAAATTCTATTTGAGTTCCACCACCAAAAATATAAGATTCATTTGGTATTTGTAAAACGTCATTTACAAATATTAAAAGATTTTGTGATAAATCAAAATCAGATCCATCGGTAGACTCTAAACTAAGAGTTTGTCCATTTTCTTCAAATGTGAAAATTTTTCTTACTCCATTTACATAAGAACTTAAATCATCAAGTTTTCTTAAGTATCCAAGATTCCAAGCAGAAAATGTATCATTTGCAACTTCTAGTACATTTACTTTTAATAAATCTGAAGAAGATTGATTTAAATTTTGAGCATCACCAAGGATTGATAATATTTCACCAGAAGTATATCCATATCCAGGATTTGTAATTCTAAATTGAGATATTTCTCCGTCATCTCTAATTTCAAAAGATGCTCTTGCTCCAATTCCAGATGTAGATCCATTTAATTTTATATTTTCATATGGAATTGGTGAAGATATTTTAATATTGGGATATAAACCATAAATTGTACTATCATACTCGCAATCTTTTGTAATATTTACTGCGGTAATATGCCCACCATAAATTGTTGCAGTTCCATATCCAGATAATCTTACACCAGATTTACTTTCAAAAAATATAGAAGTAGCATATCCAGGGAGACTTCTATATCCAGATCCTGAATATGCAATTCCCACATTATCCTGTGTTAGCATGAAAATGCCATTTTCCTTCTCAACCAAAAACTTAATATTCAGAGAAGCATCTTTAAGGGGTTGGTAATTGTGTCCACCACTTAATGCATACCCCACGAGCATTCCACCCCTTGGAAGACCTCTTACGTTCACATCATAGTCTTTTACTGATGTTATTCCTAAGGAATTTTCGGGGAAAACAGAACCATTAAAAACTACTTTGGTTGTAGTTACACCAACTTGATCAAAATAAAATGATTCATTATATTCTGGATATTGAAAAATATTATTAACTAATAAAATTCCATTATCAGATTTAATACCAACTGTAGATATTCCAGAAGTTTTTAATTCAAATGAGGATGATATTCCATTAAATTGCTGTGAAATATCGTCAAATACTACATTTCCATTATAGTTTGATCTTAAAAATGCTCTTCCAGAAAATGAAGAGCTATCGGAAAAGTCTACAAGATAAATTGTCAGATCTTCTTCTGGAGCATCAAATGTTTTTATATTTGTCATATTAACTTTGATTCCTTTTATGGAATCCGTATATGAACTTGCAAAACTAAAATTATTTTCAGAATTTTTAATAATATAATAATTTTTTGTAGGATCTAATCCTTTTGGGGGATTTTGAGTGTATATTGTAACAAATGACCCAGTTTTTAATCTGGAGTTGAATAAGTTAAAAGAATCTGTTTCGATATTAATGTCATGATAGGAAATTGTATAATTATATTTTTTTCCTTCAAAAGGACCACTGACAAAATAAATTACATCTTTTATAATATTGTATTGACCTGATATAATATTGCAATAAGTTATCGAATTAGTAAATGTTATTGGAGTAGTTCCTAAAATACTAGATGATCTAAACAATGTAACAATTTTTGTATCATAATCAATAGAAATAATTTTTGCATACTCTGTTCCTATTTTTAAAATTGTTCCTATTTTTATTCCTTTTAATGAATTTAATTTTAATTTATTTGAAGAAGGTATTGATGTTATTCCAACAGTAGATCCAAGTGATACTGGAGATTGAATAATATTATCTATAGTGATTAAACATTTTGTATTTTGCTTTTGAACTTCAAATGAATGTCCTGTACCTATTCCAAGTGAAGTTAAGTTAACATATTGATTTTGTGTTGCAAAAGAAGATGCTAAAGCAATTCTAATTGTTGTAGAATCTACTACAATTGGATATATTAAAGATGGTAAAAATGATGTGCCAATTGTATTCCCTGGACTATTTGTAGATATTCCAATCGCAATGCCACCCAAAGATTTGGTATAATTTATGGGTTCTCCAGTTTTAAAATAATGATTTTCAATTTTTATAGTATCATTCTGCAAATCCACTACATTTGGATTACTAGAATCAAAAGTTTTATAAAAAATTGGGGATTCTTTATGTTTTAATTTGAATGAATTTGATCCAAATGTATTTGGAATAAATGATGCACTTGTAGATCCTGGTACTGGCATTTTTAAATTATAGTAAAGGGTTTGTGGCTCTTAAAATACTTTGTTGATAGTATTTAATATTATAGTTTGCGTTTGTTGTTGGATAATATACAAGAGTATAAGTTTTTGTTCCTTGATCAAAAATTGTATTAAAATTCAAATCATCAAGATTTCCAAGATAACTATAATTTATATTATTTAAATATTTTTCTCCACTAATATTATAGTGAATACAATTCAATTGAATGATGTGAGTTGTAGTAGTAACTCCAACTGTTTTTTTGACTTCAATTGCAAATTTAGATGCACTATAATCTGATTGGAATGAAGTAATACCAATTGGAGAAGATGTGGTAGTTTGAATTCCAGAACTATTTAATTTGCCATAATCTAATAAAATTGTTTCTGGATTTACATGAGTATTTCTTAAAAGAGTTGCATTTACATATACCGTAACACCAATTCCAGAAATTCCATCATAAGTTAAAATAATATTTTTAGAAATATCAGTAGAAATTCCTATAGTTCCTAGATCTAAAGTTTTTTCTCTAGAATATACATCAAATTGAATATTAGTACCATCATAAAGAAAAGACATTTCATAGAATTCTTTTGAAGAATTTGCAGATGAAGATATTCCAACAAAGATATTTCCAGAAGTACATTCTGAAGTATTAACTAATGTTATAGTTTTTTGTGTAGGAGTAATCTGAGCAGCATATGAAGTTGTAATTGCTACATTTGAAGTATTTCCATAATTTGTTGTAACTTGTGGTTCTGTTAGAAGAACTACAGATTTAATGGAATGAATACTTATTAGTCCTGATAAAGAATTTGGAACAAATTTTAATTGCATCTCATCAGTATTATCTGGATTAATACCTGCTACAAAGTTTCCAAGGTCGGCATCTTGGAAATATGAATATGTTGTTAAATTCACATCAGTACCAACTCTTGTCATAAAAATTTCAGCAAATAATGGTAATTCATAATCGGAGAATATAGATTTGGAAGATTCAACAAATACCACATATTTTACAGAAAGAGATCCTGAACCACTATTTGATTGGGTGTCTATAATAATCTCTGTATATTGCACATCTTCATTAAAGTTTCCTTTAATGTCATCAATTGAAAGAACCACATTTTCTTTTGATAAAATATAATCAGTTAGTTTTCTATTTTTAAATTTTAACACCTCAGAGTATAGATTATTATGATCTTCTACATCTTCGGAAACTAAATCAAAATTGTTTATAGTATTAATGTTTGCATAAGTATAAATTGAAACATTAATCGGAGAGTAATTTTCAGATTTAATGCTATATTCAGAATAATCTTTAGATTCTATATTTAAATCTGAAAATTTCTTAAATCCTGTTATATGACACAAATCAGAAACAGGAGAATTCCAATCATTAATTTCTATATCACTTTTTAATGAATATGAAAAATTTTGATAATAGTCATTATCTTGTAATTTTTGAGTAATTTCGGATAAATTACCTTTTCCTTTAACCCACCCTAAAGATTTAGATTTACTAACACTTGTTGATAAATTAGAATTATATTGATCTATCTCAGAAATAGTTCCTTCAGATAAACTATATGTTCCTTTTATGTTGTCATTTAAATTGAACTCCTCTGAATTATATACTTTAATTACAGATTCATTAAGTTTATATTTTTTATTTTCTACAATTGTAGTATTTTTTATTGGTTCTCCGGAAATAAATTTATTAGGTTCAAAAATTACATCGGCAATTGGAAGATATTTTGCATTGATTACATATGCAGTATCTATAGATACAACTGTTCCAGGATCTCCAGTAATATTGTATCTTAAAATTGATTGATTTTGTGCATTAAAGTTAGTAACAATTCCAACAACATTAAAATTCTCATATGAATAATCAGAAGAATTATACCCAGATCCTACTGATTTTATATTTTCCACAAATATTTCATCTCCAATTTTAAAATCCAAAGGACTGGAAGTTGTAAATCCAACTATTGGAGTTTCTAAAGTTAGTGAAACTCTAAAAATTCCAGGAGAAGTTTCAATCTTACTTACACCTAATATTTTTATACCATTTGAATTATTTGTGAAAATTATTTTATTATCTTCATTAACTAAACCTTTACCTTTATTGCTTATTGTGATATTTGAAACACTAGAACCCTTTAATTCCGCAAATGCTGAAAAACTATTTGAAATTGTATTTGTATTTGCATTATAAAGATATACTTCAGGAGGAATTAAATAATTTTCACCACCATAGATTAAATTTATATCTTTGATTTCATAATCATTAATTAAATGAAGAGTTGAATATAAATTTGAAATAGGTTTGATTGTTTTATCGGTTGGGAAAATAGTATTAGAAGTAAATGACACATCAATAATTTTTCCAATAGTATTAGTTTGTGGAATTATTTTTGCATTTTTTCCATTTCCAACAATATTACTAATATAAGGAAGTTTTTTATATTCATATCCTTTTGATAAGAATTTAGTATTATAAATTGGTCCAGTTACATTTGATTTTAAAATTGAATAAGATAAATTGATAGTTTCATCTGAAAGATAAGAATTTCTTTCAGGAACATTTGGTAAATTTATGGTAAAACTATTTGATGTGGTAGTTACTATTCCACATGAATAATTATAAAGACTGTCATAAATTTCTATTGTATTGTGATTATCAACCGAAATGTCATCATAAACTTTTTTACTGTTAGATTCAATATTGTAATATAATACTTTTGGAGTATTTTCTGTAATTTTTAAAGTCAATTTTAAAGGTTCTTTAATTACTTCAAGTGCAGAGACTCCACTTCCAATATATTCATTTTGATAATTTATATCAGTATAAATGTTAAAGTTAGTATTAATTAAATTTGTAGAAGATAAATCAAATTCAACAATTTCATTTTTATATAAATTTATTTTTGGGTTATTGTTAGAATTAATTTGTAATTTAGCATTTACTGAATCATAATCAACTATGAATTGAGTCGTAATTCCAGAAATTACATTTAATCTTACTACATCATCAATACTCAATCCATGAGAAGATGCAGTGGAAACTATAGTTTCATTGAAACTTAGATTTCCTGTAATAATATTTCTATTAGTTTTTAATTTATGTAAATTTCCCGTTCCACTGGAAGTGAAATATAATAGATTATCAGTTGTAGATGTTTTACTTTTTTGTGTAGTTAGACCAATTATATCATTGCCCAAATCAACAATATACAGATCAGTTAAAGTGTTTAAATATTGGCTATTGTAATTAGTTTGTGGAGAAACTGTTCCCAAATACTGAATATATGTAACTTTATCTCCAGTCTTAAACTTATGATTTGGTGCCCAAATTCCGGCAGTTCTAACATATCTAGTTTCTGAAACTCCTAATCCAAGTGGATATAATGTAAGAGTATTGCCTGCTCCAACTAAAGTACTAATTCCAACCGAAACTAAATCAGATCTAAAATAGTAAGACTCATCTTTTTCTGAAAGATTTAATGATCTAGGAGAATCAAAAATGAATTTATTTTGCAACAGTCTAACATTTGATCCTGCAATAATTTGAGGAAAGAATTGCTGCCTTAATACGTTTATTTTGTTATTGGTATAATCTAACCCAATAATCTTAAGAACTTCATCATTAATTTGAATATTTGTATCAATATCAAAATTTGAAATTGATTCTTGAACTTTAATTGAAGTTACAATACCACTTATTAAAGTTCCTGGCAATCCCTCTAATACTTGAGTTTCTACATTTACAATTCTTATTTTTTTATTTCCTTCTAATAAAGAATATGCACTACTTGAAATTCCAGAAATATTTACATAATAATTATCTTTAAGATTATGTCCTGAAGTGCATATTCCCACTATAGAATTATTATTTGATACAAATGTAATATTATTCAATACTATACTTTTGGATGCAATACTAGATATTCCAACTCCAGATAATTCATTAACTTGAGCTAATGCACCAAATCCATTAGTATCTTGATTCTCAAATAAAATAGAATCCCCAATTGAATAATTTTCTCCAGGTGAAATTATCTTCAATCCATCAATTGAACCATTAGAAGTTTTTTTAACTATAAACGTATCTTCTTTTTCATTTACATAAAAGTCAAAATAATCATAATAGTTTTGCTTATTTCTTACATAATATGGAAATGTGTGTTTAACTATTCCTAAATCATTAAAATTAACATCTTGAGTATATGTAAATTTAAAATTATCTTTATCCGTAGAATAGTTATAAGTATTTCCAACAATGTATGGGAATGATGAGGTTGCAAAATATGCGTAAATTCCATTTGGATATTCTGGAGTAATGCAATATCTTCCATTATGAATATCTAAGGTTCCATATCCTTCTTCATATTGATAATCTTCAATAAATTCAAACCATTGAGGACCTATTTTTATTTTCTTATAACTACTCGTCATTTCAACTATATTGCCACTTCCATCAATATTTTCGTATGCATATGGACCATAAATTGGACATCCATCATATGCCCACCCAATAATTGGAGAATGGGAATTTGAATTAATACCGAATATTGTTTTAAATTTACTAGTTAAATTAAATATTCCCAAACTATTTCTATTTGGATGATAATTACTTCCTATTAAAATTCCACTATCAATAATATCTGAAGAATATTTTGCACATTCATTTACGGTCCATTTTTTTATATTTGAACCTACATGTAAATTAGATCCTATTTTTACAATTTCTACTCTTGTAAATTCGGAATATCCAATTCCACCACTTACAATTTTTACACTTGTGATTTTTCCATTTACTATAATTGGATATAACTCTGCACCATATCCTGTGCCGATTACTTTTAATTCAATTGAATTATAATAATTACTTCCTTGATTGAAGACAATTGTATTTACAATTTTTCCATTTTGCACTAATACACCAATAGAAGCATTTTTTCCTTCTAAAACTTCTATATTAGGTGAAACTTGATAATTTAAAATTGAATCATAACCATAATATGCAGAAGCTTGAACTGAAACATCAGTCACTGAACCCCTTACAATTGGAACTAATTGTGCAGGATATCCAATTGTAGAAAGTCCTACTTTTGTTAATCTTCCTACAATATTAATTCTAATTGGTGAATATTGAAAGAAATGAGTTGAATTGAGTGAAGATTGACCAAAATTGACTATAGATTCTGATGTTTTGGAAGTAGATAATTTAAAACTATTATCATCAATTTTAATCACATAATAATAAGATTGGGTGGAAATTCCAGACAAAGGAGATCCACTATAGGAATATACAATTTCTTCATTTGTAGAAAATCCATGATTTTCAGATTCAATAATATTGTCATAATGATTAACTTTATTTGCTGGGACTAAAAGTTTTTTTCCATCAAATTCAAGATTTGTATCAATGATATTTACAGCATCAATTGCTTTAACTTTTTTAGTTGAAGTAAATCTATGAATTCCTTTACCAAGTGATCTAAGTGTAATTAAATTAGTTTCTGCCAATGCATCAGATTTATTATTTGCTAATCTAAAAGAAGTTCCAGAACCTACTTGTGAAACATAATATATTCCATTATCAATTAAATATTCGGATTCTCCAATTCCAATTTTAGGATTTCCATATGATTGATATACTACACTATCTCCAGAATTTAATTTATGTTGAAAATTGAAAATAAACTTTTCATAATTTGTTAATGTTACTACAGTATTAATGTCTCCA